TCTGTTGGAATCAATCCAGTCTTTTTAGGTTCTATTCTACCAGGTGCGGCACTCCTTTCAATTGAAATAGTGGTTTTCTTTGGTATTTTCTTTAGTGCTTTTGTAAAATTATCAACATCAGTTGTCGTATCTTTTACCTCTTTTTTAAAATCCTCAAGCTTTAAGGTATCTATCAAATCAATATTTACTAAAGGAATTTTATTCAATCCTTCAATCATTTCATTGATAACCTTGATAACTCCATTAGCCATCTTTCTAAAGAAGTTTCTAATCTTGATGGCAGTATCACTTGACGATGTTGCTAGAAATATAATACCAGCTACAAGACCAGCTATTGCAGTAGCTATTAAACCAATTGGATTAGTTGCCATTACGCCTCCTAAAACTCTAATAATCTTTAATAAACCACCAATGGCAGTAGTAATTTTACCAAGTAAAAAAATAGCTGGACCTAATGCAGCAGCAAAACCAGCAACTTGAACAATTGTCTTTTTTTGTTCATCTGTCAAACCTCTTAAAAATCCAACAAGACCTTTGACTTTTTCTACAAATGGACCTATATTTTCTGAGATTATCTTTCCAAACTCCTCAGCCAAATCTCCTAGTGAGTTCTGTAATTGTTGAATACCACCTAAACCAGCTTGAGCAGCAGCTTCTGCACTACCTCCATATTGTTTGTTAAGTTCGTCTAATATTATAGTCTGAGCATCTGCTAGTCTATTTGTTTCAGCTAGAGATTTAATTGTTGCTTTTTGTTCCTCAGAGAATTGTATACCACTACGACTAAGAGCGGATAAGTTAGCGACTGGGTCATTCAAAGCCTTACCTAATTGTATACTTGCAGACTTTAAATCTCCATCAAGTCGAGTTGCTAAATCTAAAGCAGCTTCTTGAGTTCTTGCAAATTGCTCTCCACTAATATTAGTAAAAGTAAGAAGTTGAGCAGTAGCATCTTTCAATATAACTTCATCTCCAAATATGGTTTTACCTTGTAAGTCAGCAGCCATCTTTTGAAGTTGCTCAGAAGTAAATCCAGCAGCGTTGCCAGTACTTCTTAAACCAGCCTCTACTTGTGCTAAGGCTTTTTGTTGTTTGTCAAATGCTTTAACACTTGCAGCTCCAAATGCTAAGATTGGCAAAGTCAAATTTCTGCTAAGATTTTTACCAGTCTTTTGCATATTGCCACCAAGTTTCTTTAAGAATGAAGATGTTTTACGCATCCCACTCATAAACTGCTTGTCATTCAGAAGTATTTTAATACTTAATGTTTTCTCAGCCATTGTCTTTATTTAGCAATTCATATTTCTTTTTAACATATTCAGCTCTCTTTCTTTGTTTGTTGATGTCGGTCTTTCTTTTCTTTTTCTCCCAATCAAACTTAACAAGTTTTTGAGGAGTTAGATTTTGTCCTTTCTTTGTGTGTGGCTGTAAATTAACACAAGCCAACCATCGCACACGCTCCCACTCTTGACGTTGTTCTAATTCAAATCGGTCATTAATACCTTTTTGAGTACATAGAAACTCGTGAAAAGTAAGATTCCAAAAGTCTCTAGGTAATAAGCCAAGACCATAAGCAACAGCCTCTAATTTATCCCAAGTTACTTCTTTTTCTTCGCCACTTTCTTTGTGGCTCTGTCGTTTCCCTCCGTTTCAAATTTAGCAGAGAATTGTTCTGAAAATACTTCTAACACTTTATTCAAAGCTTCAAAATCCTCGTCTAGCAAGTCAGCGACATCATCAACATTTAAAGAACATTCTTGACCACTCACTCGTGAGCCGTCTTTTATTCCGTTTAGAATTAGATAACAAGCATCGTCTAAGCTCATTCCCTCTCCTAGCTTATCTAAGTCAGCTAAACTTCTTCCAGTATCTTTACAGAATAATCTTAACGAGTTCATTCCAAATCTTACTGGGTAATCTTTTCCGTTTATTATAACTACTTCATACATATCTTGTTGGTTTTAAATTTGCTAGTTGGGAGACGTGCCATAGCACAATCCCCAACCAACAAAGAAATTATTAACTTACTGCGTTCTGAGTTAAAGTGCCACTACCCTCAATTGATACTGAGTAAGTTGGAGCATCTTCTGTTCCAGCGGAATACTCCATACTTGTAATAAAACCAGAGCCACTATAAGTATAGTCTCCAGTAGTTGGAGAAGCTAAACCAAAAATAAATGTAACTGCTGTTCTATTCATAGCTTGAGTGAATAACTCATCTGGTTCTGTGTCGCCAGCAACACCAGCGAAGTCCATAAGACCGTCAGCCGAAAGACTGAAAGACTTTTGTCCTCCTATTAAATCTCTAAATCCCGAACTATCCTTAGTCGAGACATCTATCGTATCAACGTTAATTGACAGCGATACTGTTTGCGAGTGCATTAGTTTAACATCCGCAACTCCATCACTAGGGCTTACTTTAAGCACTAGGTCTGTTCCGTTAAAAATTGCCATAATCTTTTAATTTTAAATTTATAATTAGCTAATATCTAAATCCTTTGAAGTTTCCTTCTTTTTAGATTTTTTCTTTGTTGTGTCTATTGCATTGTTATGTCTAAGAAAATTAAAGACTGTTCTTACCACTTTGTAAGATTCGCCTTCTTTGTATTCTACTCCTCTACATTCAATATCTTTTTTTATTTTTACTTTGTACATATCTATCTATTTATGTTAAATCTGTAATCTTGTGCAATTCCGTAAAATCCTTGCTCTCCAGCAGAATCGTCAAATAAGTCATTTTGATTTTCAAAGAATATCTTATCAACTACAACCTCTCTGAATGTACCACTTGTATAGTCTAAAGCTGTTCTAACCTTACTAGATAAATCAACTAGACTGCTATACCTTAAATCATATATACTTATTTGTACGGTCACATAGTCATAAGTACTTACTCCGTTCTTTGTGTTGTTAGGTTGGTCTGATACTACTTGATATGTAATATATGGTAGTAATACATTAATAGGAAAATCATATCGACTAGGGAATATTCTAGGATTAGAGCCACTCTCAGATATTAAAGACCTTACATCTGAGTCATTAAATAAAATATCAAATACTGCTTTTCCTACTTCCATTATTTCATTTTTTTAGCAAATCGTTTTTCTATAATAGTTTTGAGTTTTGAAATAACACTATCCATAACTTGCTGACCTTTTGCTCTTGCAGTCTTATCAAGCATTCTCAAAGCTGGAGCATCATAAAAACCGTACTCGTGAAAGAAAAAGTAGAAACCTGTCTTATCTTTAGATGAAAAACTACCTTTAACTCTTGGTCCTACATAAACACTAGGCTTTCTTCCTCCTTTAGTTTTACCATTTATGATTCCTATTGATTTAACTAGCTGACCAGTTTTATCAGACTCAGCTCCTGGTCTAGTTGGTTTTATATCTGCCTTTATATTAGTTCTAAGCTCACTTCTCAAAGGTGTTGCAGACTTTCTCAAAGCACTTCTAAGAGTAGTTCTTAGCTTAGTGTCTGAGCTAGGGAATAACCTATCCAAATCTTTTATGATTTGTTTTAGTTCTTTTTCGTCTATTTGAGCTGATACTATCATTATATCGTTAAATCTTGAGCATCAGTTTCAACCAATGTAAGTATTAGTTTATCTTTTCTTCCAACTTCTTTAATGCTTTTGATTGCATAAACCGTAGAACCAAAGGTTAAAACATATTGAGGACTAACGCCTATATCTGTTCTATATCTTACTAGACATTCAATCATTTGTTTATTAATTAAAGCATCAGCATCATAATTAGTATTGCCACTTTTAAAATCAAAGCTACCAAAGATAGTTACAAAAGTTTGAAGATTAACACTTCTTTCTCCATATAAGTCGTTGTTAAAAGTTCTTTTGTATAGTTTTAACTTTCTATCTAGTTTGCCTATTATCATAGTTCTAGCAATCTATAAGGAGTTAATAAGTGGTCTACCATCAATGGAAGTTCATTTACTTGAGTACCCATTACAACGTCTTGACGATTCTCATAGTAACGACCAACAATGATGTAAATGCTTTGAATTATTGGAGCTGGTACGTCACTAGCAGCACCACCAACTACAAACTCAACTTCAACAGCGTTAGGTCTTTCGAAAGTATTAGGAAAATCTCCGTTTTCTGATTCATATATTCTTCCTGGTCTTATCTTTGTATCTACATCGTAATTTGATGCAGCTAAAGTTTGTAATACATTGTTGGTATCGTAATACTTGACGTGAGTAACACTAGCAACATCGCCTATTTGTAAGTCAATGAAAGGAGGAAACTCATCATAAAAAATATTAAATGTTTGAGTGACTAATCTTCTTCTTGTAAATTCTTCAACTACACCAGTAGCAACATTAATCAAAGACGTTATATAGCTATCGTCATCATCATAGTCTGAGTCTATTCTTAAAAATGTCTTAGCCTCTGCTAATGATATAACAGTAGACGTTGGACCAGTCTTTAAAATCAACTTACCATAAGGTACAAAGTCTGTACCTCTTAAAGTGTTAAAGTTATAGTTGTAGTATTCCATTTAAAAAAAATTAATGGAGAGAGTGTTTCCACTCCCTCCGTTAAAGTAATCAATTATGATGTAGTTTGTATTTCTACAAATGCAGTTCCATTATCAACAGCGTTACCATCAACTAATGAAGTAGCAATCATTCTACCGACACCACTTGCTGCAGAGGTGAAAGGATCAAACAGAACGTCCAGGCCGCCAAAGGTGGCTATATGTACGCGTGAAAAATCACCGAATAAAACAGAATCAAAGTTACTAGCTTTATTACCTACATTTGAAGATACAAAGCTAAAGTAAGAGTTGATAGTCTTATCTCTATTATCATAGATTGGAGAAACAGAAGCAACTTGAGCTAAACCTTTAATTACAGCTAAAGCGTCAGCGTTACAAAGGTAAGCGAATCGTCCACCTAATAAAGGTACATTGTTACCTAATACAGTTGATTCCATTGCTAAAAGAGCAGCAGCATCAAGAGTAGCACCACCATCAGCAGCATCAGCTAAGATTGACTGTGGGCCTCCGTCTGAATTGTCAGCAGCTCCTAATAAGTTCTTCTCTAATTGTGCAGCTATTGACGCAGCCATATTTCTTCGAATTGCAGCCTCTACACCAGCATTTTGAGTCATAGCCTCAGCAGAAATCTCAGTAATAGAGATACATTTTTGAGGAGAAAGTGTTAAGCTTGATGCAGAACCAGCAGCAGAAACAGAACCACCAGTTTCACCTACGAAAGTAGAAGTGATACCACTTATAACTGGAAATTTCATATTTTTAACTCCTGAGTAAAAGTTTGCCCCAGCACTAGCTAAAACTAGATTGGCTTGTAACTGATCTGTAAAACTCATAGTTTCAACTTCGTTTACATTAGAAGTTGTGATTGCTCTTGCTTCTAATACAGAACTTGGTATTGCTATACCTTTATACATTTGCCCAGTATAACGAGCCTCGTTACGTGCTTCAGAATCCATTTCCTTGACTAAGCCCTCTAGCTTACCTGAATAAGCAGCTTTCATAGCATCTTGGAAAGAATAATCTCTAACTTCTTTTGGAGTGTTTTCTGTTACTTCTTTAACAGCTTTAGTAGCTTGAAGTTTCTCAAAAGACTCAGCTCTTACAGCCATCTTATTTAACTCCTCTACTTTTTCATTTAAAGAATCAAAGCTTACTTGCTCATCAGATGACATATCACGACCTTCAGCAGATGCTACAAGTCCTTCCATCTTTTCGATAACCTCAGCTCTTTCTTCTTTATAAAGTTTTGATGTTTTCATTTTATAGAAAATTAATATTAATATTTATTTTTTAAGATTTTTAAACGCATTTCATTGAGGGAGCGTTTCTTTAAATCTTCTTCTTTTATACCCTCTAATTTTTCAGCCTCTAAACTTTCTTCTAGTTTTTTAGCTTCTTCTTTTTCTTGCCATTCTTTCATAGAACGTAAAGCGACAGACGAACTCGCACTATTGTAAGCTGGATATGTGACCGAACTGACATCATACAATTGAGATACCTTGTCGATAGTTCTTATATTCATTCCGTCTTTTACTTCCCAACTATCTTCTTCAACAGTAAACGCAAAGCTAGACTGACTAATAGTACCATTCTTTAGTAGTTCCATTAAATCTCTAGCAGTTGATGTGTTTGGCATATCAGCCTCATATCTCAATCCCTTCTCATCGACCGATAGTCTTAGCGTTCCGTTAGTTGTTCTAGCTAGTATTAAGTTAGCATCGTGGTTGACTAAGAATCTAACATCGTCCTCTAAACGACCATCAAAAGCTCCTGGAGCAATATACTCTCTGAAACCACCTAAGTCGTTAGACTCTGAATTAAACACAGCTCCGTAACCGACAACCGTTGGCTTATCTCCGTCCATTCTAAGCTCTAAGTCTTGTACGTCAAATGTTCTTACCTCAGCGTTAGGATTACTTCTTATCTCAGACTTTTCTTCTTCCTCGTGATATGGAGTGTGTTCATTCATATTCATTTTACCAATCACTTCTTTTGCTTGTTCGTGGTTTTCAAAAGGCATATAGTAAACCTCTCCGTCCATTGTATGCTCGTGAGAGCCACTTCCACCAAGTTTTTCAGCCTCAGCTTCAGCTTCTTCTTTAGTGTCGTATAAAGGTAGCTCAATACCATCAGTAATCATTGTACCAACTTTCCCTCTTTTCTCATCCTCTTTATAGCCATTGTCTTCCATATCATCCATAATTTTTTCATAAGTGATAATGATTGAGTCATCTGTTTCCTCAATCTTTTGGATGTGTCTTAAATCGTGCTTTTTCATAAATCTATTATTTTCTTCCATTTCTTTTTTTACTGGATGATTGTCTGGCAGTAAGTCTGTGTCGTGCTTACCACCTTGATATCTTCCTTTTTTGAGAGCAAATAAAAACGAATTAACTCTTGCTAATCCCCAACTTTCTGGAGTCATATTTGGCCTAACCGAGCCTGGATTTGTATTGTATGCTCCTACACCTCTATCAAAAACTTTTTCAAGTTCAGCGTAAGTAGTACGACCATTCCAAGCTAAATCCAGTTCTTTTATTTCTTCGTTATGTTTTTCAACTTTATTTTCTAAAGCCTTTTTAATTTTAGCAGTAACTTGGTTTTCTTCTTTCTTGCCCTCTAGCTTTTTTGTTAGTTCTAAAATTACGTCTTTCATTCCTTGCTCTCCTAGTGTTCCAATCGTTCCCCATTTTATTTGAGCAACTACACCACCAACATTAGATAGATTAGGCTCTGTATCTCCTTTAAATTGTTTACCATCTTCAAAGTGTCTTTTTATCCAAGACTCTCTCTCTTTTATCCATTCTCTGATAGCCTCAGTATCTTGACCATCTCTAGCTCTTTCCCATAACATAAAAGCCTCATTCCCTCTTATGTTACCTCCAGCTTTCCATATCTCTGGAGTCTGTTCTTTTATAGTTTTAGCAAAGTCAAAGTCAAATTGTGGTTCTTCGCTATTTCTAAGACTTATCTTTTTATCGTCTCCTTTGTTTGGAAAATTAGTTTGTCTTTCCTCATCATCTTCTAGTTGAGCATAACAAATGGCTAGACGTTGGTCGTTGTCCTCATACTCTTTCATAAACTCGTCAGACATACATCTTTCAATGTATTCCTCATTTGTCTCGTTTTGTTCTTTAGTCGGTATCGGCATCGTCTTCTTCTTCTACGTCTCCAATTGGAGCAAAATTCAATGGCATAAACAACTGGTCACCTTCTGGACCTACTCTGTTTAAGTCCTCCATTCTTCTAATCTCATTAATAGACAATGCTCCGATAGAAGCCATCTCTCTATAATAACTTGCACGACTAGAACTATCTCCTCTTAGTAAAGCCTTTGCATCTAGCTTTATAGTAAACAATCCAAACTCTCTATCTCTAAACAACTTTCTGTTTAACTCTTGCTCAACCATTACCATATAAGGCATAAGAGTAAATCTAACGAAGTCAATAGACAAAGCCTCAATAGATGAATAGTTTGCAGCTTTTTCTAAGTGACCAATCAAAGACAATGGCACTTTGAATATTCTTGCTACTTCTTCAATCTGGAAACGTCTAGTTTCTAAAAGCTGATACTTGTTAGCATCAATGTTAGTTTGCTCAAACGTCATTCCCTCCTCAAGTATAGCAGTTTTACCAGATACAAAAGAGCCAGAATAGTTCTGATTCCAAGAGTTCTTTAATCTTGCTACAGCTTCTTTGCTTAGTTTGCCAGGATGTTTAATCACTCCTCCAACTTGAGCAGAGTTTCCTAGATAACTATTAGCAGTATCATTAGCAGCTATTGAAGTTGCTATTGTAGTGTTCTGTGCTTTTAATACACTTACACCTTCGTAACCATTAAATGATAAGTTGAAGAAGTGTAACATATCTTCTTTCATTACTCCAATTTCATAGTCTTTTATGTCATAAAATATTTGACCATCGTGCTTAATTACTTTAACATCTTTTGGATTGATAGGAATAAGAGATATTGGTCTTGCTGAGCTATCTCTCTCAATATAAAAATACGCATTCCCCTCTAGTAATAAGTTGGTCATTAGAGCATCTAAGAAGACGTATGGTGTCATATACTCGTTAGGATTTCGAGCTAGTAGTCGGTAGATTGGATGGCTAACGTCAGTAATCTTATCGTCATCCTCCTCGACTCTGTAAACTTTTATAGGTAGACTTGCTATTGATTCGCTGATAACTCTAACACACGCAAAGACTGCGCTGAATGTTAAAGATGTATCTCTATTAACTGCTGTTTTGTTGGCTGCACCATAACCACCAAATACAGCTCTTAAAAAATTATCTCCACGCTTTTCAGAACGTAGGAAGTCAAATAGTCCCATAAAATTGTAATTACATTACAAAGATAAGAGAAATCGCAAAAGTCAAGACATAAAAAAAGGAGCTTTTCAGCTCCCTATTAAATTTTATTAAGTGATTATTAGCAATACATTACTGAAGTATCGTATGACTCTTTCAATCTTTTTTCTCTTTCTGTTTCACATTCTCCTTGTATTGTATAATCTCCTACTACCTCACAAATTAAATCATAGTGTAAATCGCTTTTACCAGCTATGTCTAAATCAAAATCTAAGAATGTGTTTAACACTTCCATTTTTTTTGAGTAAGTTAAGTCTCTCATTTGGTGTCTGTATTCGTGATTCCAAAAATATAGTACTCCTACTGCTAGTCCAGTTTCTTCGCATTTTTTGATGTAGTTGTTGTAGCTTGAATTATTCATCTTTGTTTGTTTTAGTTGTTTAATTATGGTGTAAAGATAAAGACTTTTTTTTAATGTGCAAAACTTTTAACACTTTTTTTTAAAATAAATTAAACTTTTTTTCTTTTACTAGAGAAGAAACAACTAAAAATAATTGTTAAAAAACTTTAAATCCACATTATACCTCTATCGTCATAGGTAGATGAGTCGCTAGAATCGTCATTCATATAGCATCCTAGAGCCATAACGAGAGCCACCATAGGGTCAATACGCTCTGTAGATTTTGATTTATCTAACTTTATATTCATTGCTGGGTCTGTTTTTATAGATATATTTGAACAAGACCATCTTAATACTTTGTGACCACCGTGATTAATTTGTTTTCCAAGAACTAACTTTTCTAACTCTTTTGTAGGTGTAGACATACTAGCAAAGCCTTGACCATATGGAGTCATTGGCAAACCATCCTCTACTAATTGGTTTACAAGCATTGAGCTATTCCATCTATCATAAGCTATCTCTTTTATGTTTACAATCTCAGCTACTTCTTTTATTCTTTTTTCTATGTAGTTATAGTCAGTTACATCTCCAGGAGTCAATTCCATTAGCCCTTCTTTCTCCCAACCTATGTAATCAACTTGGTCTCTTCTACTTCTTATAAAAGCGTTTTCTTTAGGAGCAAAGCAAAAAGGTATTACAGTAAATCTATCATCTTCTGGAATTATGATAACAAAACTAGACAAGTCTCTAACCGAAGCTA